CCGTTCATGAATAATAAACGCATTAGTTTATCACGAGACCATGTGTTATCATATAAACAATCATCCAATATAACGAATGCTCTTGGATCGATAGTTGAACGTTTATAAGTTTCCATTTCCTTTTTAACTTGTTTTAATACTGTTCGCTGACGCTTTAATATGTTTTCGATAATTGCTGAATTATATTCATTATGAATAAATAATCTTGGCACCATTTTACCATAAAAACCATTACCCTCTTCAGTTCCTGATATCACAGTACCAATAGGAATTTCTTGTTGATAATATAATAAATCTCTAACTAAAAAAGATTTACCTGTATCACGCTTACCAATTAAAACAACAACTGGCCCTTTATTTTCAGTTGCTTTAAATTGGATGCTTTTCATGTCAAATTTTTTAAGTTCCAGACTCATTTATATAATATATTTAAAAGAAACTAAAGAATTTTAACGCTAAATACAATTTATTTATGAGACTTTCGATGAGACTTTCGATGAGACTTGCGATGAGACTTGCGATGAGACTTTCGATGAGACTTACGATGAGACTTTCGATGAGTCTTTGATTTGCGACGAATAACTTTACCGCCAGCTAACGTTTGTGTAGTAACGCATTTAATATCTGTATTTAACAATTTATTTAACAAGAACTCTTTTACACCAGAAGTTCCTAAATCTAATTCTAATGTAATTGCTTTAATATTCATTGTTGTCATAATAAAATCAATAGCTTCTTCTTTTGTTTCCCATCCTAAATCTTCTACGCCACATTCAATATCATAAATCTCGCTATATTCTTCCAACATTTCATCTAATTCTTTTTGTGCACTTTCCGGAGTTTGTTTATATTTTTCAGTAAAATATGCGTGAAAATTTTTTGCGTCAGGTAATGTGAATGTTTCTGGTGTTAAGTTATGATTTTTAACGTATTCTTGTAAATCTTCGTTAGTTGCGTGATAATGTTTATACATTGCGTAAGTTGATATTGGGTTTGTTGAGTGAGAATATATTTTTTCTATTGTTGGTCTTACAAAAAACATCAAATATATGAATATGGTTCTTAAATATAAATTGTATTTTAATCCTTCATATTTTACATTAGTTTTTGATAATAATTCCATTGAATTAGTTGACTTATTATATCTTCCAGTTACACTCGATACGCATTTGTTTTCATGATACAAACATAAAATAATATCATATTCATTTGATCTTTCATCATATACTGCTGCTTCTGTATCGCGATATTTATATTGCAATAATTCTAATTTATATGATGGTCCACATTTACCTTGAAGAACTTCATTAATGTTCTTTATTTCATTACGTGTGCCTGCTAAAATTATTTGTGGTTTGTTCATTGTGTATATATTATTATTATATAAATAATTACATAATACTTAGTAATAAAATACATAGTATTAAGATTTCTTTTTAACTGTCAGCGAAAATATGTAATAAATCAAACGAATATTACATTATAATTTTATGAATGTTTTAGAGATAATTATTAAATTATTAGTTAAAAATACATTAAATTTATATTTTAATTCACTAAAGATGATTGCAATTAATTATCAGAAAAGGAAAAACATTGAGCTTTTTAAACGTTTTGAGGAACCTACATCACTTTTTCTGTCAAAAACACAAAACTATATACCAATTTACGCTAGATTTTTTAATTTAAATGACAATAATTATAATAGTATTAATCTAAACAATAAATGGTTTATTTCAAATATAAATGAAAAAATTGAAGATAATGACAATCTTTTTATGTGTAGAATTAAAAATACGAATACGAATAAGGTTAAAGACAGAGAAGTTTTTTTTAAAATGGCACCTTTATTAGATCCTTATAAATATATGATTGGCAAATATGACATCACTAATACTAATCTATTTAATTTACCTAAGCTAAATTCAAATTTAGAAGAATATAATAACAAAATTATTGATGTAAACAACTCAGCTTATGTCGATGGACTGTTCTTATTTTTATCAAGTCAATTAAAAGATACATATAAATTTTTACATGGTGTTGAATATTATGGCTCTTTCTTAAGTATTAAAAATGAATTTAAAATTAATGTATTTGATGATATTGATTACTTAAATAATTCTGATTTTTTTAATAAACATAAAAATGTGTTATTTAAAATAGATGATTATGAACATTTATTTCAACAAGAACAAACAAAATTAAAACCTTTAACTATTGGAAATAATATTAGTTTAAAATCATTAAAATCTGTCAATAATGAAATATTTGATGATGTTTTTGAGGAAGAAAATTTAAGTTTACCAAATATGTCATTAGAATTAGTTGATATTACAAATACATCTTTAACAGTTGGTCATGAGGTTACCCTTAAATCAAATTCAACGTGTTCTTCTCGTTCATCTTATACTAATGATGGGGATTTAAATGATGAATGTGAAAATTGTAGCGGTGAAGATTTTGATTCATGTTCTGATGAAAATAGCAACGGTTCAAAAGAAAAATATGATGAAGACGATTATGAAGAAAATGAAGAGAAAATTAATGTATTTATACCAAAATTTCCAGTCCAAGTTATCGGAATGGAATATTGTGAAAATACTTTTGATAATTTAATTTTAACAAATGACTTAACTACGGATGAATGGAATTCATCATTAATGCAAATAATAATGATCCTAATAACATATCAAAAAGCTTTCCATTTTACTCACAATGATTTACATACAAATAATATTATGTACAATCAAACTGATAAGAAATATTTATACTATTGTTATAAAAAAACATACTACAAAGTACCAACATTTGGAAGAATTTTTAAAATAATAGACTTTGGTAGAAGCATTTTTAAATTTGACGGAAAAGTATTTTGTAGTGATAGTTTTCAAATAGGCGGAGATGCTACAACTCAATACAATACAGAACCTTATTTTAACGATAAAAAACCTAGATTAGAACCAAATTTTAGTTTTGATTTATGTAGATTAGCATGTTCCATTTTTGATTATATAATTGATGATTTTGAAGAAATGAATGATTTAACAAAAATAACCGATCCAATTAAACGTATAATTTTTGAGTGGTGTTTAGATGATAAAGGAATAAACGTGCTTTATAAAAACAATGGCGTCGAAAGATATCCTGATTTTAAATTATATAAAATGATAGCAAGATGTGTTCATAATCATACACCTCAAGCACAATTAGAACGTCCTCAATTTGATAATTTTAGATTTAGCGGAGAAATTAAGAATATAGATGATCTTGTTAATATCGATGTAATTTCATCACATATTTAATACATTTTATTTACATATATTATGAATAATAGTTTTGGATTTATAATAACAAGACATGTTAATTCTGTAAAAACTAACAAATATTGGAATCATTGTGTAAAATTAATTAGAACTTTTTATCCTTTAACAAAGATTATCATTATTGATGACAATAGTAATTATGAATATGTTATTCCAGAATTTAATTATATTAATTTAGATATTATTCAGTCAGAATTTACTGGTAGAGGTGAGCTTTTGCCATATTATTATTATTTAAAGCATAAATTTTTTGATAATGCTATAATTATTCATGATAGTGTATTTATTCATAAACGAATTCCTTTTGAAAATTTTAATGGCATAAATGTATTGCCTTTATGGTTTTTTCATTCAGATAAAGAAAATATGGAGAATACAAAAAGAATTGCGAAAAATCTTAAAAATAATACTTCAATACTCAATAAGATTTCAAAAGAAATGTACCTTCTTGGAATAAATTCTGATAACTGGTATGGATGTTTTGGTGTTCAGAGTTATATAAACTTAGGGTTTTTACAACAAATTGAAAATAAATATGGAATCACTAAATTATTATTACACGTAACATGTAGAGCAGATAGATGTTGTTTAGAGAGAATATTTGGAATAATTTTTTTTACAGAATCACCAAATTTATTTCATAACAAATCCTTATTTGGTGACATAATGAAATATCAAAAATGGAGATATTCTTATGAGGAATATATAATAAACTTAAAAAAAGGTAATATACCTAGAAATGTTGTTAAAATTTGGACTGGACGTTAAATTTTTATTTTTCTCTTAAATTGTGTGAAAAATAAAATAAATATTTTGATTATGTAGTTAAAATCCAGGATTATCTGTAAAAACTTCTATTACTTTTGCTGTTGTTCCACTTTTTATTAATGGATTTATTTGGTCTATTACAAAAATAGCAATTATTACACTAAAATAAACTAAGAAAGCATCACGCATTAAAATTTTTAAAGGTTTACTTTCTTTTTCAATATATCTCATCTCTAAAAATTTTGCTAATAAAAATGTAATTGATATAATAGCAGCTATTACAAATGTATTTTCCATTTATTTATGTATTTAAGAACAATCTTATTGTTATTTTTACGCAATTTATTCTAAAACTTCAATGTCATCTATTAGTAAATCTGGTAATAATTCTAAAGTTGGTTCTTCAATATTATGAATATCTGAATAATCTAAATTAAAAGATTGTTCTGTTATATTTAATTTTAAATTGTTATCATCGTCATCAGTTTCCCTCTTTCTTTCTTCATTTCTCATTATACTAATTTCTTCTAATCTATCTAAACTCTTTGGCGCAGGAATTTGTGATACACCATTTTCAGATTTAACATAATCAATATCATTAAAACTAACGATATTATTTTTTGTAGCTATTTGCTGTTCTGCTGGCGCAATTATTGGTTCATGAATAACTTCTTCTTTTACTTCTTCAATAACATCCTCTTCAATACTTTCATCCATATATGCTTTTAAAATTGCCTCCACTGGAATACTTTCTCTAAGTGTATTTAATATACATTCTTGAACAATTATTTCTAGTTCTCTATAATTTTTTTGAACCTGTAATGGTTCTATATTAACCTTAAATAAATAAACATTTTTATATATTTTTCTAGCGACATTTACATAAACTTTGTGGATAAAATCATCTAATTTTGGAATATTAATATCAATTTTCTTCTGTTTTTGTCCTACTCTCATTGATGTTAAAATTTTAAGTTGAATAATGTGTACACACGTTACTAAATCCTCTAAATAATTACACCCCGACCTTTCACAAATTAATTTTCTCTCATTTTCAATTATTTGTTGATTCCATTTTGGAATCCGAGAAATTAAATTTTGAAATGTCATTAAGTATTTATCAAATTCATTATTGTCTTTACAAAGTTGTATAGACTCTTGAAGTATAGATTTATAACCATCAATAATTAAAGGGGTTAACAAAGTTACTAATCTAGCTCCCCATTCATTTTTAGACTCGTGAAGTGCACTTACATTAAAGTCGTCCATTTACATAAAACTTATATTTTCTAAACATAATTCTGAACTTAAAAAAATAAAATTTAAAATAAATAATATTAAAAGTTTTTCGTTTCTAAATTCTCTTCTTATGCGATTAAAACAAATCAATAATTCATATCTTTTTTCTACACTAATAGTTTCGTCTAAAAATTTAGTGTTTTCTAATAAAGTTACAATATCCAATGAACTATAACCTTTCTCATATATTTTTGTAGATAATGTCATTAAGTCTTCAATAGAAATTTTTACATTAACAGATTTTACTATTTCTTTTTTAAGCAAATCCAATCTTTGTATTTTTATATCTTTCATATTAAATGCTTCGTTTAAATTGTATTTATAAAGATTTACTGGTTCTCCATTTAAAATTGGTTCTGGAACATATATTTCACAAAATCTTGACAAAATTGGTTTCATCAAATTATATTTATCCTCAGCTACAATAAAAAATCTAGTATTATGACTGAATAATTCTATACACCTTCTTAATGCTGATTGCGCATCCATTGTTAATTTATCAGCATTTAATAATATTATACTTTTAAAATTATGACCACCATTTGAGTTTATATGTGTCTTAGCAAAAAATTTCAATTCTTCCCTAATAAATTTTATACCTTTACCGTGAGAACAATTTACATACATTACAAAAGATTTTATTTTCTCTCTATTATTATCATAAATTTTTTGAATAAATTCATTAACAATTGAACGTTTTCCACTTCCTGTTGGTCCATGAAAAAGAATGTTTGGAATTTTATGTATTTCATGAAAGTAATTTAATTTTTCTTTTATATTTTGATGAATATTTAATGACATTAAGTTACTATATTTTATAAGTTGTTTTTATATTTTAATATAAAGTATTATTATATTTGAAAACATTTAATCGTGTTCAACCGTCATTGTTTGTTTCTTTATAATTTTCTTAACAACATTTTTAGAGACAATCTTATTTTTTTTTTTGGAATCATCGCCATTCATTAATCTTGCTCTTTCTTCTTTATATTCAGTATATTGCTCTTTTAAAGTTTCCAATTCATTTAACCACATCTTATTAATAGAAGTAGACTTAACAATTTCTAATTCACTTGACTTATCACCATGTTCTTTATTTAATCTTTCTACATTTTCTTCAGTCACTGAATCCATAGGCATCTTAATAAGATATTTATAATTTGGTTCGTTATCATCTCCATCAATCATTTTATCATATCCTTTAGATTCTAACATTTCTACAACTTGTTCCTTCTTTTTCTTGCGTAAATCAATAGTTCCGTCTAGATTTTCTTGAATATATTTTGCGCGATTTGACAATCGCATTAATTCTCGTTCCAAACTATCAATCATATAATCTTTTCTAGTCTGATATAACTTCAATCTTACATCATAATAAGAGTCAATAATATCAGAAACTTTCTCGAACTTTTGTAATGTATCATTAGCATCAAATAAATGCATATTGGTTGTTGTATTGGTTGTATAAAGCTTCAATAATTTCTCAAGACCATTACATCCATGATCACCCTTAGATTTCTCTAATTCTTCTAATTTACCCTTCACAAATGTAATAGTAAAATCAACATTAGTATCTTTACTCATATCTTCATAATCTTTAATAATAACTGGAATTTTATTCTTATCTTTATCTTCTCCTGGATTACACCAATGTTCGATTAATTCCTTAAAGTCTTCAGTCCAAAATCCAACTGGCAATTCAGT